CTAGCATTTACGGCAAGCTTAGATTTCATTAGAGTTTTAAGCTCATCGTCTGAGACTTGGCTATTAGTAGCTAAGCCTAAAGCTTCGAGCATTTCACTACGATCCATAATTAGATCCTCATTTAGTTGGTTTACGTCAAATTCTTGACTATTGTAGCCTTTATCTGTTGCTGGTGCAAAAACGCCTTTTAGCTTTTCAACGAGCTTGTTAAATGCGCTTTCGTTTAGTGGCTCTAGCGGCTCGTAATCATCAACATTGAACACTTGCACATCTTCGCCATTGAAGCGCATTACAGTAGCATCGCCACCGGCAGGCTTTTCCGATTCGTGAAGCATGGCAAGGTGGTCGAATGACATATTGCGAGCAATCATCTTGTAACCATCGCCGCTTTCGTTGTTGGCTTCAAAGGTTAAGCCTGTGCTTACACCGATAGGCTCTCCGCTATCTAGGCGATTAGCAAAGTATTCACCCATATCAGATGCGCGTAATTTCTTCTCATCAATATCTGAATCAGCATACCAAACACCGTCTTTGTTGTAAGTGTTGGTAATTTTACCGCCAGAATAGAAGTCAATACCATCAGGCGAGAATACAGAAACGTTACGCCCGTCATTATCAGCAGGATGAGTCAACGTCATAGGCATACCATTTAAGGTTTTCATGCCTTTTGCATTTTCATCTGCCGGGTATTTAATGTTATTCATAATTGAATTATCAACGGTAATAGGAATACCATTGATTTGATACTTGCCGTCCGACTTTTTAACAGTCGTCTTGCTAGTGTTTGTTGCTAGTATGATGCGCATAAAAAAGCCCCATGTGTTAGATAGGGCTATTGTATCACTTATTGCTAGCGTGTAAAAATGGGGTTAAGTTAAATATTTATCAACGCCTTTAGGTTCGTTTTGCCTAATAAACCTATTGTAGTTTGCTATTTCTTTCTCTAACCTTTGCGCTTCCTTCGTTTCACCCATCTCGCTATGAGCTTTTGATTTAGCGCTAAGCTTTTTAATTTTCCGCCTGTAGTAGCTAAGATTGATACTCATTAAATCCCTCTCTTTCTATCTCGCGCCAACCTGTGACACGGTTAATTGGAAATAGACCGCCGTTAGCGTAAAAGCGGCCCACCTTGTAAGTGGCAACAATATAGCCAGCGTGTTGGCCATCGTTACCGTTAAACTTGCATAGTAGTGGCGTGTTAGTTGGTATTTGCATTATCACGCTCAATCATTGCCTGTTTAAGATAACAAGCTAAGTCTAAAGCTTCTTCGTAGGCATCCTGTAAAGCATCACGGCCGTTGTTAGCCCTAAGCGCTTCACCATATGTCTTTATGCCTATTTCCATTCGCTCAGTTAAATCAATCATAACCTGAGCTACTACTGGTTTGTTTTTTTGCATTGCTACCTCTTTTGCTTTTACGTCACCTAAATCAACTTGTACGCATCTGCTATATTCACCCCACCGCTTTAAATTATCACTCTCATTCATTAAGCGCTTAAGTTTTCCGATTGCCATTAGTTGGTTGTAGGCTAGCTCCCTTAATGAGGTGTTGTCATGGTTTGCGATAAACCCCTCATCATTAATTGTTAGATTTCCATCGCCCCCTAAAATATACTTAAAACCAGTAAAATCAGAAGTGTTAACCTTAAACTTAAAACCAAACAATCCAAACGCATCTACAGCATTATTATACCTCTGCTCTATGTCTAGCTCTGATTTTGGCAGGTAGTCGCCTTGGCGTGGTTCGTTTAGTTGAAATTTATTGTGACTTAAAACCCAAGCAAGTGAGGCTGAATGATCGCGATTTTCGCTTGATAGCATAAACTCGCTTTCGCTATCATCAAGATACCATTGCTTGCCGTGCGCAAAACACACGGCACCATCTTTCCATTCAATATTATTCATTAATTAGCCCCTAATTTACAGCAGATAAATCTTCGTTAATTGCTTCTCTTGCGGTATATCCATCAACGAAATAATCAAACCAACAATAAATGCCAGTTAAATGCTCAAGCAACCCTTTGCCATAGTGATTTGTCTCGCTATGTACCTTGTTTAACTCATCAAGCCAAACTTCGAACTTTGCCTTTTCGTTTTCACACATAGATTTTATTAAATCCTCGTCTTTACCATTCATATCACTCAACCCCTATATTAAAATCATCTGCCATTTGTGAAAGCAATCCACACAGCTCATTACGCAACAACTCGCGCAACTCGTCACGACAATCACAGCACTCACCGCCATCTAACCATTTATTTAGCGTTGGCATAACATCAATATCACACAGTACATTATCGCGCGAGATAAAAGCCTCTTTGCTTATCTCTGTGCTGCGGTCGTATTGCGCTTGGTTATTTAAAACCAGCTCAGCCGCGCCGTGTATCCAATCAACGCGATTAATGTTTATTGCAGCCTGTGCCGCTTCTTTTGCTTTTATTGTTTGCATTATCTCATCTCCTTTTCAATCTCAAACTCTTGCTTTCTTTCGCCGCGTTTAACTTGTTCATGCCAGTAATCGTCACAGGTGGCAGCTTTTGCTATAAGTGATAGCTTACCGCACAACTCCATAACGCCTTTGTAACTACCGTCATAATCATTAATAGCCTTCTGAGCCTCAAGCGCCATACCTTCACGACCAACCTTATCGCCATAACTTCTTAATTGTGCAACCTTCATTATTACAATCTCCATTTAATTATCTGTGACTAAATATAATATTAAACAAAACACTTTACAAGTTTTATTTTTATAGTTATTGTTAGTGTGAAATTAATTATTGGAGATAGAAATGAAAAACAAAATTTACCCAGCAATATACAGAGCTGTTGATGATAATGAATATCTATATGCAAACAAGGATAATTACTACAGTTACGAAAGAAGCGCTTGGGATAAATCAGATAACTGTGATAATCACGAAAACGACAAAAACATCACCCGCGAATACCTAGCAAACACTTACGGCAAGGTTGAAAGCAAAGAGCATGCTGAGTTTATTTTTGATCTTGGAGATATTAATAACCTTAGTAGTCGGACAGGTTACACCGAGGAGTACCCATCCTGGTTTTGCTTTGATGATGATGAATTATTCTTTTTCGATAATGAGAGCGATGCAAATTATAATGGCGAAAAACTAATAACCATCCCACTACCACCTAAACAAATACAAACAGCAACATCAGAGGAAGAATTTGAAATGCAGCAGATAATGAAAAACAACGGTGATAACTTAGTTTTAGGTTGTGAAGATTCAAAGCGCGAAGAATGGCCTTGTGTTGGTGATAAATTCATTCACAAGGGTGAGCTAGTGACCTGCATATCTAAAGGTGTTATGTCTAAAGGTGATGAAGTTATAACATTTGAGGGAGCTGATAAGTTATCTCATGGTTCATGTTGGAATATCGATGCATGGGTTAAAAAACCAAAAACACCAGAGGAAGAGTTGCGTGATGAGATTGAGTTAATCATAAAGGAATCTATTGATGAGGACTACTCACCTAGCGCAAACGCCGAACACATAACAGGTGAAATTCTATCTAAATACAACATCACCAAAAAGCCGCAATAGCGGCTAAGGATTAATTATGAACAAAGCATTTAACCAAAAGGGTAAGAAGTCATTTGATGAAGCATACCCAAGAGCTAGATTTGAATTTAGGTCACTAACACTTAGAGCATCAAAAAAGAATCTTATTAAGGATATGCAAAAGCACATAGATAACTACCAAGCTTATATTGATAGAAGTTATCTTTAACCAATAAAATCACTCATCCAGTCTGAGCTGTCATCATTGGCGGCAAAGGCCATAATAAAAGCATCAGCTAAGTTAGGGCTTTTAACCTCTCTTTTTTCTAACTCCTCTTTAGATTCAACCATCACCTTGCCTGACTTAGAGAATTTACGGCGTGGAGTTGATAGCTCATTTATTAGGTCTTGCAAATAATCAATATCCTCATCAATACATATCAACTCAGACTCGCTTACAGTTCCCCTCCAATCTTCACCTTTGTCACTCATGCTGATTGCTATGTATGTGTTTTTCAACCTTTGCGCAACATCCCACCAAGCCTGAGCTTTTAGGTTTTCAAAAAAGTCTTTATTTGTTATCGACTCATCAGCAGCATCAACATAGTAATCAGTCGGATTCAATACAGCCCCACCAGCAATAAACTTACTATATCTAACAGCGTGATATCCATTATCGCTTGAGCGCTCCTGGTTAAGCTCATCAAACTTAGAGCCACAAGTAGCGCCAACACCTATAGAGTCGTACTTAATGTGAGCCTTTCTTTTATAAGCGTTAGCATACACCCTAGAACAGCTCTGCATAAGCTCATCTTCTCCAGCCTGCCATTGCTCTACGAAAGTACATAAAACGCCATGGCGATGAACCTCGGCACATTTATCCTTACCACTGTCAGCAACATCGAAACCGGTTTGTTTATCTCCGCTAATATCAATACCTAGTTTTTTATGCGCTCCAATGGCTGCATTTAACCAGCCAAGCTTAATTATCACCTTATCATCGTCTGAGCGTGGAACTCCTAAGTAAATGTGCTCGTGAGCCTCTGGGTCTTTTTCTTTTAGACGCTCAGCCTTGCTTCTTGCTGTATCTGACAGGAATGGATTTTGATCGTAATTTATATGCTTTATAACGCAATCATCACCAAGTAAATTTGGTAGCTTGCTTTGTATGAAGTCAGCTTGTAGTCGTGGGTTCCACAATATCCACACCTCAGCACCTTCTTTACGAATGGTAGGGTCTATCACTTCCCACTGCTTTTCACTAAGACCCTCACCCTCTTCAATCCAACAAATATCAACATCCTCTGTTCCTTTTATATCGTCTATATTCCTTGCAATACCGTAAAAAAGAAACTCGCTTTTGGTTACTTTATGTCGAATGGTAGAAACACCTATATCGAACTCATCAGTCCAACCAGCCTGCTCAATCTTATTTTTTATTACAGTGTATACAGAATCTGTTATGCGGTTTTGAAATTGACGTATACAAAGAAACCTTAGCGAATAGTTTCGAGCTAAAAAAGCGGCCATCCCTCCAGCATCTTGAGTTTTACTGGAGAATCGACCGCCCTTAAGTAGCTTGTATGGCTTCCTAGTTCGCCAAAAGTCTTTTAAGTAAGGGTTTAGTTTGTACATTGCTAGGTTGGCACATCATCATAAAAATCATCTAATGATTTACCTTGAGGTGACATAGAGCCGTCAGTTGATTTATGGTCAAGCTCTGTCTTATCTTTCCATCCAAAATTCTTAAGAGCAAAGATTGCACCGGTTGGTGTTCCATCCCCAGAGGCTAATCTTTTCTCATAATTCCACTCAACAAAAGTCTTTGCCCTTTTTACAGAGTCAGAAAACCCGTCATATTTTAGGTACTCATCAATTGACTGTCTTGAGCTAAAACCAAGGTAAAGAGCTAACCCTGTCCATGTTACAGGCTCTTTCTTTTCAATGCAGTATTCTTGGTATTCCTCAACCTTTGCATCAAAAGCCTCTGGTGTTTCGTACTTGCGAGGGCGCCCTCCTTTATCCACCTCTTTGACTATCTCGCCAGCCATAAAACCACCTAAAAATAATTAATAAAACTTAAATGTAATACTACCACAAAACTAAAAATAAAAAAGCCAACGTTTTAATGTGAGCTTGATATTGCTTTGCTTATTGCTGATTTTGCTATTGACCAAGCGCTTATACTTATCATTTGCTCAGCCATAGTTAAATCCTCCTCGTTATCCTCGT